TGTCATAATGATTAAATGATTAAGTATATGCTCCATTGTGTATATTATAAATTAAATAACATTATTGATTATGTATAATAACACATTCATCAATTTCTTCACAAATTTAACATTTTTATTATTCATAATAATATCACATGATTTATCTACTATACTTAACATGATTGTAATATAAATAGAAAAATAAATATTTATATGAATTTACTTTGCATTTGAATAGCAAATCCTTTTTTAGAATTTATAAAAAACTCATTTAAATCATTTAGACTATCAAATATAGCAGCATTAATTAAATGAGGTAACAGATTTTTTAAATAGCTGTCATTCGGTCTATGACTTTCAAAATAGGAATGTACCAAAATTGTTTTATTGGAAAATTTATTATTATTTACTGCCTGTATTGATATTTCTGGGTTACTAGTAGGAAAATAGTCTTTCCCAAATGTTGATAATACTACACGAGATTCAGGAAGTTTATATAAACACGGTGAGTTAATACAACCTCCATTTAAAATTACACTAGGAATATCTATTCCTAATGTCCATAATGTTGGTAAAATAACTTGACCTCCTCTGCTTCCACATACAATACAGTGTATATCATTTGTTTCTAATATTTTTTTTATATTTTTTGCTATTCCTAATTCTACTTGCTGAGTAATAGGATTAAATACTTCATCTGAAGTTGTCATGTCAATTAAATTAAAGCTATTAGTTCCATTCTCCCAGTATGGTGGATACCTATCATAACCACTACCGATACATGAATGACCTAATAATATAATATTATAATATTTCTCTAGGTTTCTATATGTATTTTTTAAAGTAAAATATGAAGAACCTGGTAATATTATAATAATATTTTTTTTTTCCTGGTTCATTATTAATAATAATATATAATATTATTTTGTAATAAATCAAATTTTATGACTGAAAAAATATTCAAAAAAAAAATGAAAAAAGTTTAGGACGATTATCGTTTTCAATTTTTAAATTTTCCAAAATTAAAATACTCTCTCTGGCATTTTACAAACCTAGTAAATTTGAAAATCCTTAAATTAATTGAAATTTTTTTTTAATAAATTAATAAATAATTTATGAATTTATTAATTTAAAGAAATCATTATATTATATATTATATATTATGAATATGAGATATAATTGTAGAAGATGTGGATATAATACTAATATAAAATGTAATTTAATTAATCACTTTGAAAGGAAGAAATTATGCAAACCGTTAATAGAAAATATTGACATTGAAACATTGAAACAAGAGTTAGATAAAAAAAAAAATCCTTTCTGTGTAAATTCTGAGGAAAAAATCCTCAAAAATACTCAAAATTCCTCAAATAATACAAATCCTCAATATTATTTAGAAAATCAATTGCCTTATTCAAATAATATTAATAAATCTGAAGAGAATTTTATTAAATTGCGATGTGAATTTTGTAAAAAAAAATATAGTAGAATAGACAATTTGAAAAGACATTTAAATTCCTGTAAAAGAAAGAAAGAAGCAGATATAACTTTAATAAAAGAAAAAAATGAAGTAAATATAGATGTTATAAAAGAGTATAAAAAAGAAGCTGAAATAGCTAAAAAAGAAGCTGAAATAGCTAAAAAAGAAGCTGAAATAGCTAAAAAGGAAGCTGAAATAGCAAAAAAGAAGTGAAAGGCAAAAAAAGAAGCTAAAATAGTAAAAAAGACGACAATCAAATAGCAATGTTAATTCAAATGATAGCTCAAATAAATTTTGTAATATACCAACCAAAAAATCAATTAGATTTTAGAGAACCAGATAAAATATTAATAAAATACAGTAAATAATATAATATTACCTAGATTTAACTATTTGTTTCATAAAATAAGAATAAGGTTATGGTTTATTATAATACGAATTTTCTAATTTAATTAATGAAATTAATATTAAAATAAAATTTAAGACTGAAAAATTATAAAAAAAAAAAGTGAAAAAAGTTCAGGACGATTATCGTTTTCATTTTCAAATTTTCCAAAATTAAAATTCTCTCTCTGCCATTTTACAAACCTGGTAAATTTGAAAATAACACTTTTTTTTATATTTATATTTGTTATTTTTTGTTATTTTTGTTATTTTTTTGTTATTTTGTTAAATTATTTAAAAATAACCTGTATTTATATTAAATATGATTTATAAATGTCGTCGGTGTGGCCATACAGAGAAACATAAAGGTAATTTTCTAAAGCATTTAAATAGGAAAAATATATGCAAACCAATAATAGAAAACATTGACATTGAAACCTTAAAATTGGAAAATGAGGAAAAAAACCTCAAATTTACTCAAAAATCCTCAAATAACCTAACAAATCCTCAATATTATTTAGAAAATCAATTGCCTTATACTAATAATATTAATGAATCTGAAGAGAATTTTATTAAATTACAATGTGAATTTTGTAAAAAAAAATATAGTAGAATAGACAATTTGAAAAGACATTTAAATTCCTGTAAAAGAAAGAAAGAAACTTTAATAAAGAACAAAAACGATATACATATAGAGGTTATAAATGAGAACAAAGAACTAGAAATAGCTAAAAAAGAAGCTGAAATGGCTAAAAAAGAAGCAGAAATAGCAAAAAAAGAAGCAGAAATGGAGAAAAAAGAAGCAGAAATGATAAAAAGAGACGGAGAACTTAAGATGTTAATTCAAACAGTAGTAGCTCAAAGCAAAGAGGAAAAAAAGGAAATAAAAGAACAAATGGAACTAGTAATAGGTCAATCAAAAGACCAATTAGATTTTATGAGGAATCAGATAGAAATATTGATGAAAAATGCGGGAAATAATATTACTAATAATACAGATAATAGTATTACAAATAATGATAATAAGCAAATAAATATTCATATAAATGGTTTTGGTAAGGAAGATTTAAGCTATTTAACAGATAGATATTTTAGAGAACTATTTAATATACCATTTTCAGCAATAACACAATTAATAGAAGATATTCATTTTAATCCGAAAAAACCACAAAATTGGAATGCGAAAATATCTGATGATAAGACTTCTAAAGCTTTAGTATACAATGCGGAAAAAGAAATGTGGGTAAAGAGAGAGAAGAAAGATGTAATAAATGATATGGTTGAAAAAAGTTACAATATGTTAGATACTAATTTTGAAATACAAAAAGAAGCAAAAAAGTTGGATGAAAAGGGATTAAGAAAATTTACAAATTTTATGAAAGAGTATGATAAAGGTAGTAAAGACTTAGATAAAAGATATGAGACAGCAGTAAGAGAAATGTTAATGAATTATAAAGAGTATCATGATAATTAATCTTTTCTTATTATATTTCTTTCTTCTATTGTAGCATTAAGTACTTTATTAATAGTATTATTACGAATTAAAAATTGGTTAAAAGCATTGGTATCTTTAGGAAAACACATGCCTCCATATGATAAATTACCATCAGTACCAGGAACATTAGTATGCATAGGATTTATCCATCCATTTTTTAAAACAGTATTCCTTACAACATTATAGTCTATATTCAATTTTTGAGATAATTCATATATTTCATTAAAATACTGTATTTTTACAGCATAAAAACAATTACACGTTAATTTCATTAATTCAGATTCAGTACTATCAATAATACTATAATCAGAATTAGGATAATATTTCTTATAAAATGTAATTAAAGAATTATAAACATTTAAATCATGTTGTTTTGGGTATCCTAAAACTATATGTTTTTGATTAGAAAAATCATTAGTAGCAGTAGAAGCAGTTAAAAATTCAGGATTATGTATAATATTCAAATTTGTTTTTTCAACAATATGAAATGTGGTTTTAGGTTCAACAGTAGATTTTAGTATAATAATTCCTTTATATTCATATTCTTTTAGGCTATTACAAATTTCAAATATAGAAGATTTATCATATTCTTTAGTATGATAGTCATATGGAGTAGGTAAACATAAAAATATTAAATCACAAATTAGAGTATCTTCAAATTGACCGATACCTCCATTTTTATATTTATCATATATAATAACTTCAATACCTTTAGATGTAAAATCTTCTTTAATAGCATTACCGACACATCCTATACCAATAATTCCTATTTTCATTAGATTAGCTATATTTATAATATATATAAAATATAGTTAATTTAATCGTATTTAGCGATAAGATTATTAATACCATCTTCAAAGTTAGTTTTAATCTTCCATCCTAATGATTTAACTTTTTCATTACTAATATAATATCTTTTATCATTAAATGGTCGATCTTTAATAAATTCTATCCATTCCGAAAAATTATCAGTATTTTTTATTTTTTTTATTAATAATTTAGCAACATCTATAATAGAATATTCCATGTTGTCATCACAACCTATATTATAAATTTCACCTATATTCCCTTTATCTAATATACATTCAAATGCTTCAGCAGTATCTTCAGAATATAAAAATGCTCTAAGTGCACTTCCATCCCCTTGTATAGTAATTTTTTTATTTTCTTTTAATAATTTAATAAATTTAGGAATAACTTTTTCAGGAAATTGATTAGGTCCATAGACATTATTTCCTCTTGTAATTATAATTGGCATTTTATATGAATGATAATATGATTGAACAATTAATTCAGCACCAGCTTTGGTAGCAGCATATGGGTTAGTAGGAAGTAGTATACTATGTTCAGTTTTAGATTTTTCATTTATGTCATTCATTGATTCTCCATAAACTTCATCAGTAGATACATGAATAAATTTATTAATTTTGTTATATTTTCTACAACATTCTAATAGTGAATGAGTTCCAAAAATATTATCTTTAGTAAATTGTAATGAATCGTCAAATGAATTTTGAACATGTGATTGGGCTGCAAAATGAATTACAGTGTCAATATTGTTTTGCTGTAATATATATCCAATTAATTCATCATTATTTACATCACATTGAATAAATTTATATCTATTAGAATTTCGAATATCATGGTCAATATTATTAATATTAGCACAATAATATAACTTATCTATGTTTATAATTTTAATATTAGGATACTTTCTGAAAAAATAATTAATGAAATTAGAACCAATAAATCCTGCTCCACCAGTAATCAATAAGTTTTTTATACTTTTTATATAATGATTGTTATTAATATTGAGTTTAAAATTTATATTATTTTCTTTATATTTAATCAAACAATCTTTGACAGATTCTTTAATATTTTTAATATCTGGAAATAATTTTTCTAATCTAGTTGTATCTAAATAATTATTAGATCTATCAGACTCTAAAATTTTGGCTTGTTGTTCTATTGAAAAATTTTTCCAGGTAAATGATTTATCAACTATATCTTTATACATTTCTAAAATTTCATTATGTGATATTAAACCTGGATTAGTTAAATTAAGAGTTCCTGTAGTTTTCATTTTAATCATTTCTAGTACTTTAGGGAGTAGTTCGGGAAGTACAGTCATTGAATTTGATATAGAACAAATGTATTCATATGTAGTAATTTTAGTTATAAAATTTCTTGGATTATAATCAGATGTTATAGGCATTCTAATTCTAAGATTAAGTACATTATTAGAATATAAAGACATTAATTGATCAGTAAATCCCTTAACAGTCGAATAAGAAGATCCAAAAAAATTAGGTAAAGAATTTTCATTAAAACCATTCGTTTCAGTGCCAAAAGGATGATCACTATCATATTTAAATATACATCCCGTACCTAAATAAGTATAATGTATGTCTTTTTTCTTTGCTAATAATGCTAATATTGAAGGAGCGTATAAATTATCTCTAACATTTTCAAATAATTTATCTTTTTGCTCCAAATAATCGATTGTACTATAATAAACGTTATTAATAGTACCATGAGTTCTGCCAATAAATGAAATCATATGTGTAGGATTCACATTATCAACCTCTAGTGTTATTGCTGTAATATTATCTACACGAGCTTTACCTTCAATATATTCAATATTTTCTTTAATTAAAATATCTATAAATTGATTTCCAATCCATCCTTTAGATCCATAAATTAATAATTTCATTATATTATTATTAACAATTATTTTTTTAAATAATTGTTAATATTATTTATTTAAACGATTTATTGATATTTAAAGATAGATATTTGCGATTTATTATAACGAATATAATATTCTCTAAAAGTAATATATATAAATGATAGTATTTTTATATGATGAAAATGATAGTAATCAAGTGTGGTTTAATTGTTTTTATTTAGCAATGTGTGCTATAAAAAATGTATTCATAAATAAAAATCTATCTAGTGATATTATGAAAATATCAAATTTTCATAATAGTAATAATGATTTAATAGTATTATTTAGTCCATGGTTTAATTACTGTGAGAATAATGAAAATGATAGATTTATCTTAATAAATACAGAGTCACTAAATGTAAACAGAAATTTTAAATTAATAAATTATTTTCATAAGAGTAATGTCTTACTATGGTTTGATTATAATATTAAAAATACTAAATTGATTAGTAATTATCAAAATTATAAGATATATCATCTACCTATAAGTTATTCTGAAACTTTTGAAAATATATTTGATAATACAGAAGTAAATAAACCAATAGATGTTTTATTTTATGGTTATTTAAATGAAAGAAGATTAGCTATTGCGGAAGATCTTAAAAAATATAATTTAAATCTAGTTTTTACTACATTTCCTAATAACGATGAATTACTACATCATATAAAACATTCTAAAATAATATTAATAATTCATTTTTATGAAGAATGTTTTTGTATAAATCATTATAGAATTAATTTTTTACTATCAAATAAAATATTTATAATACATGAAGATATTGAAAAAGAAGAAAATATTAATAATTATAAAAGTAATATCATATTTTCCAAATATGAAAATATTGTGAAAACATGTTTAAAATATCTAAATTTAGATCAAAGTGATAGAGACTTAATTTGTAATAATGTTTATGAATGGTATAAAACGGAGGAAAATATCGAAAAATATATTCCTATAGATAAAATAAAAAAAATAATTTAGAAATTACTATAGCCTGCGTCACCACTACCATTTGGTGCGTTGGTTTCTAATCCTTGTATACAGTGTTGATTGTTCCAAGAACGAGTACACGAATATTGATTAGATCCAGGAACTTGATTAGATTGAGCAGCATTAAATTGATCGGGTCTAGTAAAGGCATCAACTGTTTCAGTCGGAACTTCACCATTTATGCTTGCAATATTATTAAGATTATGTGGAATTATGCCTTGTAATCCTTCTACAACATCCTGTAATGACTCACTTGGAATACTTCCCTTGGCTGTATTATTTTCATCGACTGAATTACTAAATACATTTTCTCCAATTTCAGCTACATTAGAAACAAAATTACTTCCCGTATTAGCTACACCTGAAACTAAATTTTGACCAGTATTTGCGAAATCATTTACTAAATTTCCAGCGGTGTCTACATCATCACTTACTAATTCAGTAACAGGTTTTAATGCGGAAGTATCATTTACAGCTTCATCAATATTTTCTTCCGAATCAGTTCCTACAATTTCTTTTGCTGAAGGAAGCCAACTAGTTTCTCCTTCGTTTGAAACACTTAAATCTGTATTATAAAGTCTCATTTTATTAGCTGTTTGTAAGGTTATAATAAAACCAATAGCAATCAAAATTGCGATACTTGGATCTCTTGTTGCCATATACACTATTAAAAATGCAAAACCAATTCTTACAAATGTGTTATCAACTAAATTTGATAAACTTTGTGGTAATTTAGGGGCTGCTAAGGCAGCATATAGACCTAATAATATTTTTATAGTTATATTTATGTATGGATTATCTAATGCTCTATTTAAAATTGTTTCGGATTCCATTAATACATTTTGTAAAGTATCAGCCATTTTTTCTATATATCATAGAATTAGAAATTTATTTCAAAATTATTTGAAAAATTATTTATATATTATGATAATCTATAAATTGTTTAAATACTGTGAATTATTTATTTAAACAAAAATTTTATTTTTATATTATTTAAAATTAAATTAATAGTAGTATATATACAAATTATGCCCAATATTAAAAAAAATACTTCACAACTAAAAATAAAAAAAATTTTATATAATAATTTATATATTAAATTATATAAAAATGGTATTAAATTAATAGAATATTCTAAAAGTCAGTTACCATATGATTCTTTTAAATTATCAAATAATAGATATATATACTGGAATAAAAGTTATAATTGCTGGTTTGGATCAAAAAATTGTATAGATAATCTTATTTGTAATGGTGCTCAATGGTATTCTAAAAAAAATAATTCTAATTATCCAAAACAATCTTTTAATAATATGACTCTCGAAAAATATGGTAAAGGTTATCTATTAATTCCAAAAAAAAATAATAGTAATTATGGAATAAAATATTTTGAAGGAGGATGGTGGATGAATACTAAATCTGCTTGGTTTTTTAAAGATTCTGAATTTGATAGATTAATTATCAATGGGGCTGAATATAAATATGAAAATAAAAATTCTAAGTATTCATATGATAAAAAAGTACAATTTTCTAATATTATAGATGAAAAATATATTCTTAGTACGTATAAAAAAGGTTTACATTTGAAAAATATATCTGATAAACAAACTCCTCTTGATAATTATTTCTTAGGAGGATGGTGGCAACCGAAACATAATGCTTGGTTCTTTAAGATAGAATCGAAAAAGCATATAATTAATTCCCTCAAAAATGTTAAACTAAATTCGGATGAGACTATATCTAAAAGTAAATATACAATATCAGAATTTAAAAAAGGTTTTCATTTAAAACATTCGTCAAAAAAACAAATTCCTCTTGATAATTATTGGATGGGAGGATGGTGGCAACCAAAACATAATGCATGGTTCTTTAAAAAAGAAAAAAAATCTGAAATAGAATCTTGTATTAATTTTTCTAATAATTATGAATTTGATAATGAGAATATTGAATCTTTATCTGATCTTAGTGAAGAATATAATGAAATGTCTGAAGGATATTTTAAAGATATGATATTAACAGAATATAAAAATGGTTTGCTTCTTAAACCTCCATTATACCATAAAGATTTTGGTATAAAGTATTATAATAATGGTTATTGGAATAATGCCCTTAAAGGTTGGCTATTTCACAAATCAGATGAGAATAAAATAAAATCTTTACTCTTATGTTAATCTTTTAATAATTTAATTTAATTTTTTCAATTATTTTAGAACTAGAGATAGACTCTGTATATGGTACTGTTTTATAAATATTCATTAAAATAGGTATTTTATACCAATAATTTTCACTTTCTTTTGAAATATCATCACCATGTATAATTAGATCTATATTTTGTTCTTTAATAAAATTTTCAGTTATAGGCATTGGTGCATTTTTAATTACTTTTTTAACATATTTTATAGACGATAATATCATATATCTCTCTTCAATATTATAAATTGGTTTTCTTTTATAATTTTTACATTCGTCATCAGACATTAAACCTACAATTAAATTACAATTAGGATATATATTATTTATAGTTTTAAAAAATGATACATGACCACTATGAAATAAATCACACACTACGTCTGTATATATGTTCATTTAATATATATTTATAAATATTCATTCTATTTTTA